ATCATTCTGATGTGTCTTTAGATAAAATAAGATTTTCAAAAATTGTTTCTTTCGAAGACTTTGATTTAAGAATTAAATCTAGATCTAAAGATTTTGAACTAATTACAGAATATGATGATTATTTTTCTCGACAAAAACAATATCTTGAATTTAAATGCAAACAATGTAATACAATCTTTAAAAAAACATTGCAAGCTTATGAGCGTGGATCTTTGTGTGTGGTTTGTCATCCCGTTGGAACTTCTCAAGCGGAAAAAGAAATAGGCGAATATATTCAATCTTTAGGACAAGAAGTAGAATTTAATAATCGATCTATTCTTCATCCAAAAGAAATAGATGTTTTCGTACCAGAGAAAAAATTTGGAATAGAACATAACGGGCTATACTATCACGCCATTTTAAATGGAGAATCAAAAAGTCGATATTATTACTTAAATAAAAAAAGAACTGCTCAGACTTTGGGAATTAATTTAATTCATATTTTTGGTGATGAATGGATTAGCAAAAAAGAAATTTGTAAATCAATGATTAAAAATCGATTAAATCTAATTGATAAAAAGATTTTTGCAAGAAAATGTAATATTCAAGAAGTAAATGTCAGAGAAGCAAAAATATTTTTTGAATCTAATCATATTTCAGGATACTCTGCTTCATTATCCAGATGGGGTCTTTATTATAATAATGAGCTAGTTCTTTGTCTATCTGTTAGAAAGCCTAGACAAAAAAAATACAAATCTTTAATTGAGATTTCAAGATTCGCTTCTGCACGCAATACCAACGTTGTTGGTGGTTTAACAAAACTTCTTAAAAAAGTTGAATTTTGGGCAAAAGACAACGGATTTAAAGGTATTCTTACTTATGCAGATTTGAGATTCGGTGATGGAAATGGATATCTCAAGTCAGGATTTAATCTTATAGGAGAAACAGGACCTGATTATTGGTATACAAATGGACAATTGAGATTTGATAGATTTAAATTTAAATCATCAAACGGAAAAACAGAAAAACAGAAAGTTTTGGAAAATAAATTATTTAAGATTTATGGCTGTGGTAGTAACATTTTTATTAAGAATTTTTAAATTTGTATTTTTTTAAAAAATGTGCTATTATTACTTTATAGGAGTTCAAATGACTAAAAAAACTATAAAAAATCACAGTGATGAAATAGATGATTTAAACCAAGATGAAATGATGGCAATAGCTTTACCTCCCGACCAGCAAATTACACTTTTACCAGAAGAAACTTTGCGCTTAGAATTGCTAAATCTATCTAAAGATATTCTTTTAGGAAAAGCAGCTATGCGTTGGGAAACACATAAACAGTATGGAGACGTCACAGTTGCAGAAATTATTCACGAAGCAGAGCGTATGTTTGCTTTCGTAAGAGGCGATAAATGATTTTTGCAAATTTTAAAAAGACGCATCCAGATGCTGTCAAACCTAGTTATTCTTTAGAAGGTGATGGCTGTCTTGATTTGTGGGCGGTATCAAGAGAAGAAGACAGCAACGGCAACATTGTCTTTAATACAGGTATTGCTATAGAAATACCACAAGGATTTGTAGGTCTGCTATTTCCTCGAAGCTCTGTTACTAAGACAGAATTCTTTCTTGGCAATTCTGTTGGTGTAATTGACTCTAATTATCGGGGAGATATTATGCTAAAATTTACCAAGACGAAAGGAAGAGGCGGAAAATCTTACTATCCTGGCGATAAGATCGGACAGCTTCTTATAGTTAAAAGACCGACTGTTAAACTTCGTGAAGTTGAAGAGCTATCAGAAACAAACAGGGGCGACGGCGGCTTTGGATCTACAGGAAATTAAGCCATTCGTAATTGTGGCGCCTTTCTAAATAGCGTTCTCCGGCAAAATCACCTGCATAAGCTTCGCGCTCGAAAGGTATTGCATAATATGCTGCTCTCTTGTCTCTAAGTTTAAACATGTAAAAAAGCCAAAAAGCTGCATACAAAATATAAAATCCAATAATTCCTAACTCCACCTGTTGACGCAGGTGGATTTTTTCATGTGCGATAACTCTTTCGCTTCCTTCATCACGAATAAAAATAAAAGGCCAGATTGCTACTGCATAAGCATCAATGACAAGTGAAAGCATTTTTGGAACTCTGCTATTTCTAATGATCATTTTTTACTCCAGTAAAAAGCTATTTACGATTATAATTATATCGAACATTCTTTAAAATGGAGGAATTATGACAAGAGGAAAAACTGCAGCACAGGCTGCACCAGATGTTGAGGCATTAGTTGCAGAAGTTGCAGCTCTAAAAGCAGAAGTCACTGCACTTAAGCGTGAATTGGCAAAGAAGCCTGCAGGAGGTGCAGATGCTCGCGTTGACAGTGTTATTCAATACCTCAAGCTAAGACTTCAAGAAAGACCAGAAGGCATGTCTCGTGATGAGTATAGACAAAAACTAGAAAAAATGGTACGTGACCTATAGATATAAATAGGCCTAACACATTGCATAAAGTCGACCTCGCCGGCGTGTTAGAATCTTGCGAACAAGTAAACTCAAAAAGGAGAAAATTATGCCAAAAGTATTAGTAACAGACACAAAAGGTTTGCACCAGATAACTGGTAACGGTTTTGAAGTAGCAGTTTCAGGCTCAGCTGAGGCAGGACACATTGATCTTAAGTGTGGAGCTGGAAGCAACACACCCGCTTACATATCTTTGCAGGCGCCTACAGGAGAGACCTGGTACTTGTTTTTCGAGTCAGATGGTACGCTCAAGAGGCACAACGCTGTACCTACAGCTGACTCAGACGGTACTGTCGTCGGTGGTCAGTCCTAATCTTTTAAGATAAGACAATTTCAGGCAGCTCTTTTTAGAGCTGCTTGTTTTGTTTCTGGGACACTTTAAACGCAAACCACCTATCTATATTAGCAAGCAAACAATGTTTAACAGGAGTCATCTGTGAAGGTCCCAGCAGCCCTTTTAAGAGAGATCATTGCCTCACTTGTGGATGAGGAAATAAGAAAGGTCAAGGGTGGCTACAAAGTCTATCCAAAGAAGCCGCAAAAAGGCAGAAAAACTCGAAGAGCACTTTCTAAGAAGCCTATGTCGCGTGAAAAAGCATTGCGTCAGCTCCGAGCAGTTGAGCGCAACAAAGCTCTTAGCGAAGGAAACTCAGACGGCGGGTATACTATATCATCAGAAGAAGTTGACAAAGCCATTGACAGAGCATTAAAGTTTTTTGGTTTAGATAACAATCAGTTTCTTAAAAACTACCTTAGAGAAATCGCAAGAGCTGAGTCTGGTGGTGACCCAACAGGCGGAAGTTCTTTTACTCATCACAAAGTAAATCCATTTCAGCTGACAAATTCTTCTATTGATAACTCTAAAACTAATATAAATTTAAAAAAGTGGAGATCTATTTTTTTTGAAAATAGAAAAAAGCTGTCTGGAATAGAAGATGGACGCAAGATAGAAGATTACGACAATAATCAAATTAAAGAAAATATTAAATCAGGTGCGATATTTGCTCTTTTACATGTTTTGCACATGGCACGATCTTTTTCTCCAGATAATATAAAAGAACTACCTTCGATAAAAGAAAGAGCACAAATGTGGAAAAGAAGATACAATTCTAGCCTCGGCGCTGGAGCCGTGGATCACTATTTAAGGAAAAATAATGAAAATTAGGAGAAAAAATGAGCTTAAATAATCCAAAACCAGGACTTGGGTTTGTTCCCGAATATCAAGTTAGCAGCTGGCCCTATTTAACAAGTTCAATTTTAAACAATGAAGCCAGAGAAATATCCTTCCCGGGTGTAACAAGATGGATAGTTGTTCATAACGGTGGGCATAGCTCTTCTAAAACTTTAATGTTTGGATTCACAGAAAACTGTTTTTTGCCTTCAAATTCAAATTATTTTGAATTGCATGATGGCGAAATGACGCCTCGTATTGAAGTTAAATGCACTTCATTGTTTGTTAGTTCATCAAGCTCAAGTTTGCCTTTTTGCGTTTTTGCAGGCTACACAGCAATCGACAAAGATCAATTTCCAATTTTAACTGCATCGAACGGATTTGAAGGCGTCGGATAATTTTTGTCAATCAAAACTCTCGAGAATATATATAAAGACTAACCCTGTCTGGAGACTTTTGTGGCAACATTTACTACTACGACTGCGCCCACACCCTTCGGAATATTTGACTCTGACTCTGATTTTTCCACAGAAGCAGATCAAATGGTTACATTTATTAAAAGAAAACTAGGTGACGATGTTTTAAGTGTTGAGCTCACAAAAAAGCAAATTTGGGGCAACATGGAAGAGTCTTCTCTAGAATACAGTTCCATCTTAAATCAATATCAAGCAAAGTCACAGCTTGTTAATTTTCTCGGTTTTGCTACAGGTTCTATGACTGGTGCAGAAGAAAAATATGTCCGCGACAATCTTGAATACTTGACAAGATTTGCTGAACCTTATGCTATGGAAGCAGGAGTCGGAGGATCTTATAACACAAGATCTGGTTCGATTGAGTTAGAGCTTGGACGACAAGACTACGATCTTTACACAGAGCTGAAAGATGAAAGCGGTGCAGCAATTTTTGACAACGCTAAAGGAAAACTTAAGATTGTTGAAATGTTTCATTTTAACCCACAGGCAGCATATAGATTTTTTGATACAACATCAGCTATCAATTATCTTAACAACGAGTTTTCTTTTGAGTCTTTTACTCCAGAAACTATTTTTTATGTACTTCCTGTTTTTGAAGACATTTTAAGAGCAGGTCAGCTTGATCTTTCTAACAGAGTAAGAAGGTCAAATTACTCATATGAAGTTTCTGGTACAAAAATTAGAATCTTTCCGACACCTACATCAGATACAAGAAAACTTTGGGTAAGAGTTAGACAGTATGCTGACCCTATGGATCCTGCTTATAAAGACGAAATGATTCACGGTGTCTCAAATATGTCAAATATTCCTTTTGGTAATTTAACATATTCAAGAATTAACTCTATTGGAAAGCAATGGATTAGGCAATATACACTTGCACTTTCTAAAGAACAATTAGGCTTAATTAGATCTAAGTTTGGCAATATACCAATTCCGGGCGGTGACGTCACATTAAATGGAAGTGATTTAATAAGTCAAGGAAGAGAAGATCAAAAAGAACTAAAGACACAGTTGAGAGAAATGTTAGATACAATGACTTATGATAAGTTGGTAGAGATTCAGTCTACTCGTGCTGAGCAGATGAACAAGCAGTTGCGTTACATTCCAATGCCTATAGGTAAGGCAATAATCATGGGGTAAATTATGGGTAGATTTTTTATCACTCCTAGAGAGATAAACTTTATCAATGACATAGCTAAAGAACTTGTAAAAGATGTTGTAGGTCAAAAGATTTACTATTTTCCAATATCTGAAGTTAAATCAAAAGTTCATGATGTCTATGAAGAATCACCTGACAAAGTTTTTGAAAATCCAATAGAAATAGATTGTTTAGTAAAGTATGAGCCACAAGAAATTAGAACAAATAGATTTGGTTCTGAAGAATACTATACAGTAGAGGCTTATGTTCAGTCAAGAGACTTATTAGACAAAGGCATTGAAGTTCTTGAAGGTGATTTCTTTTCATACGGCTCTACATTCTTTGAAGTAATCAAAGGTCCTTCTTCAGATGTAATTTTTGGTCAAATTGAGCACAAAAGTTATATTACAATTACTGGTAAACAGTCCAGAAAAGGTCAATTTTTGGCGAAAATATTTGGCCCAACTTCGGAAGCATATTCAGATAGTGATGCTGTGCAAGACACTTTTGTTCAGCAGCGAGGATTTGAAAAGAATAAATTGGGTGAAACAGGAGACATTAGACAGCTAAGAGAAAATGGTGTACTTGACAATCCTATTTCTGGACCCAAAGAAGTATCTCCGAAAGGAGATCCAAGAGGCGTAGGATCATCTTTCTATGACGAAGAGAGCAATTGATTATGGGACATCAAGTAAAGGGTGAAAAAATAATCAAAGATTTTGACGGGAATAACGCACCTGAAGATTTTGATATTCCTTCGATCGGAATAGAAGATATCGATAGAGCGATATTTGAACTATTTGATAAAAAGTTGTCTTTTGAAGTAAATCACAAAGGGTCACTTCAAAAAGTTCCTGTTATTTTCGCTTCAGGTGAAAGGTTTGCGCTTACCAGAAGAAAAAATCCTATCAGAGACAAAGAAAACACTTTAATTTTGCCGCTTATTTCAATTATGCGTCAAAATATTGATTTTTCTCCTTCACAGGCAAATAAAAAAACTGCAATTGCTTTCAGAGAACAGGAAAACTATGTTATTAAATATAGACTTAGCGAAAGAGATAGAAAATACCAAAACATTATCAATAAACAAAATGTTAAAAATCAAATCAATGTGTCTTCTGCTAAAAACTTTTCTTTAAGCACACCCTCACCCGGTTCGATTGCAAAACCAGGAACTGTATCTACTAAACGTGTAGGAACAGCGTCTAGATTCTCTAGCTTGGCGCAATTGAGTCTTGGAGAAGAATTAGGTAAAAATATATTTGAGGTAATACAAGCCCCGTATCCTGAATTTGTGGCGGTTACTTACGATGTAATTTTCTGGACGCAGTATATGCAACAATCAAATCAAATGCTAGAAACACTAGTTGTTAGCTTTACCGGACAAGGAGAAGAAATTCCTATAATAACAAGCGGAGGCTATGAATTAGTTGCTTTTTTCTCTGGTCCGTTTGCCAATAGCGGGACCAACTTAGACGATTTTACTGAGTCTGAAAGGATTATTAAGCATACTTTTTCTGTTACAATTCCTGGCTACATTATCAATCCGAAACACCCAGGAATGCCTAAGATGTTAAGAAGTTACGTGTCAGCGCCTAATTTAAGCTTTGGAGTCAATATTGGCGACGTTGAAAGTATCAACTATCAACCTGAACGTAAGTCAGAAACAGTCAAGAGACACGTGCTTGAAGACTTGACCAACATAAAAGAACATGAATTAGTAAGAGGAGAATCAAGAGAAGTTATACAAAACACTATTGTAAACCCTTTTACAAAATCAACAAAGACTGAGTTTTCAAGAATAAGGACAAGAAATCAAAGAGCAGGTGAAACTGTTGCATCTTCAGAGATAATTGAAGAAATTGAAGAAATTGAGACATAATTAAAATAGATGTTTAGCAAAGACAAACATAGTTATAATAGGATTTTTTAGGAGTAATTGATGGCAGAACAAACTTTCAGATCTCCGGGCTTTTTTGAGCGTGAAATTGATTTAACTCAAAGAACAACGGAAATTGTAGGAGTTCCTGCAGGCGTTATAGGTACTGCACAAAAAGGACCGGCTTTTGTTCCTGTTACCGTCGGGTCGTTTTTAGATTTTGAAAATAAATTTGGTTCATTAGATCCAGAAAAATTTGGGACTTACGCAGCCAACGAATGGCTTAAAAACAGGACAGCATTAACATACGTTAGAGTTTTAGGTGCAGGAGCAAATAGCACAACTACAGATATATCGAATACTCAGACTGCAGGAACTGTAAAAAATGCAGGCTTTAAACTTTCTGGATCTAGATCAGACTCAGACAATAGGTACAATGGGACAGTTCAATTTCTTGCTGCAAAACACATTCCACGCGACAACGAAGGGTTTGGAATGCCTTTATTTACTGACAACCAATCGGTGAATGGAGCCGGTGATGTGCACCTAATCAGAGCAATGCTAATGACCGCATCAGGCTCTAGATTTGAAGTTTTAGACCATGATGCTTTCTATACAGGAACAACTACTGCAGACGATACAGCAAAGATAAGAAGTTTTGATGGAACTCCTGAACAGGGCATGTTCAAGCTTGTGCTTTCTTCAGCAGCAGGTTCTAATTTTTCTAGCGATGAATCAAAAGATGGTATTAAAATATACACTGCATCTTTAGATCCAGATAGTAAGCACTACATTGGCAAGATTTTAAATACAAACCCAGATAGATTTAATGAAGAACAACATTATCTTTACGCAGATTTTCCTGTCGAAGATGAGTTAGCACGTATTGAATACAGCCCTGACGCAGCTGTTGGCATCCTATCAGGTTCTGCTTCTATACTCGCAGGAGCTGGCGGAGCTGGAACATCGTTTACAGAGCTTTTTGGATCTTTTAATACAAGGTACCAAACAGCAAAAACAACTTCGTTTATCTCACAGCCTTTTGGTGATGTTGAATATGATCTTTTCCATTTTGAAGCCTTGGATGATGGAGCATCTGGCAATAAAAGAGTTAAAGTATCAATATCAAACTTAAGAAGATCAACTAATGAAAAAGATCCTTTCGGAACTTTTACAGTTCTAGTAAGAGATTACACAGATACTGACACTGACATGAAAATATTGGAGCAGTTTGCTGATTGTACACTAAATCCAGGTGATGAAAACTATGTTGGTTCCAAAATTGGGGATTACAAAGTTTTCTACAATTTTGATGCTGAAACTGAATCTGAAAGAAGATTAAATATAACTGGCAAAAGACCGAACAGATCAGCTTTTGTAAGAATCGTAATGCACCCTGATGTTGAAGACAGAGAAATTCCAAAAACAGCATTACCATTCGGGTTTAGAGGTCTTCCTGTTGTTAAAACAACAAACTCTTTGTCAGATAATACTAATGTTGTAGGCGAAGGATCTTCTAACTTGAATGCTGCTAGACTTAGCTTTGTTCCTGGTGCCGATGTTGATAAAGTTTTATCTTCATCTATTATGCCTCCTGTGCCTATGAGATTTAAAGCTACAAGAGGTGCAGTCAAAGCAAGTAATGTTTGGACCGGAGAAAATGGAACATTAGAAATAGCCGATGCTAGATACTTCTTTGGCATCAAGTTTGAAAGAGTTCCTTCAGAAAACATTGTAACAAATGCAGTTTTAAAAGCAAATGGATCAGGAGAAAGAAATAAACTAATCGATTCTTACTCTAAGTTATTAGGAATTCTTAAGCTAGATACACTAGTAACAGGCTCCGGTGCGGATGACTTTAATAATAATAAGTTTTCTCTTTCAAAAGTTGCTCTTTACAATCAGCCTGCAAGTGCAGATCAAGACTTAGACTCGGCAATTACCAATACAATTACAGGTTCAGTATCCGATCACATGGTTCAAGCAGCGTATATTAGAAATGGTTCGATTCTAAAACCTAGATATACAATTAAGGACGATGGAACAGGCAATCTTGAAAGACTTACTTTTGGATCTCTTGTTGCAGGTAGTTCAGCAATTACCTTTAATAGATTTTCTGAATACATGAAGTTTACCAATATGCTTTACG